TTGCTGCTGCTGCTGACCAAGCTGTTGCTGGTGCTGCTCCAACTGTTGCTGAACTTTTAAATATGGAAGCTACATTAATCGCTAATGGCGTTAATTTAGAAGCTGCTCGTATGGCTTGGTTGTTAGATGGTGGAGCATTAACTGAAGCTAAAAGTTTAGCTCAGGTTGCATCTGTATCTCCAGCTTATGATAATGCAACAAAAGAATTTTTATCTTACTTTGCTTTTGCTTCTTCTAATGTAGGTAACTCTGCTGGAACTGGTACAAACTACTTACTAGGAGATTATTCTAAAGTGCATATCGCTCAGTTTGGTGGACTAGACTTATTGTTTGATCCTTATACTAATGCTGCTGCTGGTGTTGGACGTATGATTGCAACTTCTCTTGTAGATGGTGCTGCTGTTCAAAATGGTACTGCATTTGTTAAGATAGACAATGCATAATTTTTAATTGGAGAGAGTTTAATCGCTCTCTCCTTTTTTTACTTTTTATAATGATATATAATTACTTAAATCTTGATAGTTACGTTAATTACGGAAAGCTAGTTTTAAAAACTGCTCCAACTGGAACTGCTATATCTTTAGCTGAAGCTAAACAACATTTAAGAGTAGATTCTGATTATGATGATGACAATGATTATATAACAGCATTAATAGGAGTTGCTACAAATCAAGTAGAGGAGTTCACAAGAAGAAGATTAATGACTCAAACTTTTAATCTTTACTTTGATGTTTTCCCTCCATATATTGACTTACAAGTGGGAATAGTGCAAAGTGTAACACATATAAAGTATTATGATGCTAGTAATTCTTTACAAACTTTAGCAGCTTCTGAATATGATTTAGACGATAAAATTAAACCTGGTAGAATTTACCAAAGTAATAACGGATCTTTTCCAGATACTTATGAAAGACCTAACGCGGTAGATATTGAGTTTGTGGTTGGAAGAACTGCTAACGAAGTAGAGGACGCTATAAAACAAGCTATGTTAATTATAGTTGGAAGATACTATGAGCAAAGACAGGATGTTGTTTTAGGTACTCAAGTTGCTGAACTTCCTTTAATGGTTGAGTATATGTTAACTCCTTACAGATTTTTAGAGTTATGATATTTGGAAAGCTAGATAGAAAATTAACTTTATTAAATCAAGTTTATACTACTAATGCTTACGGAGAGCGAATAGCTGGAAGTGGTACAAGTGTAACTATTTATGGAGATTTTAATTTTAAGTCTGGTAAGGCTAATTATGAATCTGATGTATTTATAGGAGAACAAACGATAGAATGTTTAATAAGATATAGAGATTCAATAGGAGTAAGTCCAGATTTCTATATTAGAAATGGAGATACTTCTTATGCAATTACTGGAATAAGAGAGGTAGGAAGAAAGGATAAAATGATTTTGACTTTAGAAAGAAAAGATTTAAAAGATATATTCTCAACCTAATGAATGTAGGGCTAACAATAAATAAGAAAGAGCTTGCTGAAATAGCTAGAAATTTAGAGTCTTTAAATATGTCAGATTCTAAAAACAAAACTCTTTTAAGACAAGCAATGAGAAAAGCAGCAAAGCCTATATTAACACAATTAAGAGCTAATGTTGATAATATTAAACCTACTTTAAAAGGTGCAAGTAGTAGAAAGACTGGACAATTAAAAAAGTCTTTAGCAGTAATAAATGGAAAAAATAGAAAAGGAGTTGCTCCTAGTGTTTTTGTAGGTCCAAGAGTAAAAGGAGCTTACGCAAATGAAAATAAAACTGGTTTCTATTTTTACTTTTTTGAATATGGTTTTAGAGGTGTAGCTGGTTTAAGAATGTTAGATGATGCTGCAAGAAGCAAAGGATCACAAGCATTAAATGACGTAACAAATCAATTAAAAGGATTGATTGAAAAACGATTTAAGAAATAATGGAGTTAGGAAAAGCTATATATAATATTTTAAGTAATGATTCAGCGGTTGCTCCATTAGTTACTGAGGGTGGAGTAATTAGAATTTATCCATCTAGATATAAAATTAATCAGCAAAACGGAACATTGCCTTTTATAGTTTACCAAGTTATTAGCGATATTCCTAATATGACTAAAAACGGAGTATCTACTTATGACTATGTTAGTGTTCAAATTACTTTAGTTCATTCTAAATATAGTGAATTAATGACTTTGTCAGCTAATGTAAGAACTGCTTTAGATTATGTAAGCGGTACTTATGATGGAGTTGTAGTAGATAAGATATTTTTTGAAAATTCTGTTGAGTCTTTTGATGATACAAGCGGAACAAATGGAATTTATCAAATAGCTCACGATTACAGATTTAATATAAACAGATAGATATGTATAAAATTAAGTTAAAAAAAGATATTACTTTTAGAGGTGTTGATTATGAAAAAGGCAAATCTTACGAAGTAGGTATAAAAGAGTTCAGAGTTTTAAAGTCTTTAAAAGCTCTTGATAATAAAAAAGAAAGCAAAAAAGAAGATATTAATAAATAAAAAAATTTAAACAATGGCAATTTTTAACGGAACAGATTTAATTTTAAAAGTAGACTCTACAAGTGGAGGAACTCAATTTAAATTAATGCACTCACAAAATGTAAGTTTATCTTACAATGTTGATACAATCGACATAACTAACAAAGATTCAGGAGGTAACAGAACTCTTTTAGGAGGTACTAAAAGCTTTTCTTTAAGTGCTGATGGACTTATGGACTTTGTAAGTGCTGGAACAACAACAGACGTAGACGAGTTATTTTCTCAAGCTAGAGATAGAACGGCAGTAACATTTACTTTTGCTCTAGCTACTCCAGCTGGTTATACATATACTGGTAGTGGTTTTATTACTTCTCTAGAGATTTCTGGAGGAACAGAAGACGCTCCAACTTACTCAGTATCTATTGAGGGATCAGGAGACTTAACTCAGAACGCAGTATAATGATTTTATCGTTGTCGAGGTTGGAGCTAATGCTCCTCCTCTTCAACTTTAATTAAATGTTAACGATAAAAAAAAACGATAAAAATGTACGAAATAGTTTTAATAAACGGAAAAGATTATCCAGTAAGATTTGGAATGAATGCTTTAAGAATGTTCTGTAAAGATACAGATAGAGCTTTAAGTGATTTAGATAAGTTAGGAGAGTCAATGAGTTTAGACGATGCTTGTTATTTGATTTTAAACGGAATTAAGGACGGATCAAGAGTAAGTGGACAAGAATGTTCTTTAACAGTTGAAAGTGTAGCAGATTTATTAGATGAAGATTTTGATGCTTTAAATAAAGTATTAGAAGTGTTTTCTACTCAATTTAGTGCTAAACTTGGAAACGAGGGAAACGTGAAAGCCGCAAAGAAGAAGAAAGCGGCAAAGAAATAGATTGGGATACATTAGAGTCTGTTGGTTATGGGCTTGGATTGTTACCTAATGAATTTTGGAATTTAACTTTTCACGAATTTTTTTTAATTCAAAAAGGTCGTAATGACGTAATAGAATCAAAAGAAAAGAGGGAATGGGAAAGAGTACGATGGTTAGCTTGTTTAATGTTGCAGCCGCATACTAAAAAAGGGCAAAATTTAACTCCAGAAAAACTAGTTAAGTTTGAATGGGAAAAAGGAGAAGAGGTTAAAGATGTTGAGAAACAAAAAAAGAGAGCTGAATATATAGCTAAAAAATACGATTTAATAAATAAAAAAAATGGCTGAAAAGAATTTAAGCGTAAAACTATCTTTAAACGATAAACAATTCCAGAGCAGTTTAAAAAAAGCTACTAGAAGACTTAAAAAGTTTGGCTCAAGTATGAAAAGAACTGGTCAAACAATGACTAGAAGCTTAACTATGCCAGTAATAGCTTTTGGTGCAGTAGCTATTAAAGCTTTTGACGAGCAAATAAAAGCAGAAACAAAATTAAGAACTTCATTAAAAGGAAACGAAGAAGCTTTTAAAAGTCTAAAAAATCAAGCTCAAGAACTACAAAAAGTTACTTTATTTGGAGATGAGGCTACAATGGAAGCTCAAGGGTTTCTAGCTCAACTAGGACTTAATGAAGCAGCGATATTAAAACTTACTCCATTAATTCAAGACTTTGCAACTGCTCAAGGTGTAGGATTAGGAGATGCAGCTAAACTAGTTGCTAAAAGTGTTGGATCTAGCACTAATGCTTTAAGTAGGTATGGGATACAAATAGAGGGAGAAGTTGGAACTGTTGAAAGATTAAATAGTGCAGTTAATGCTTTATCTACTGCTTTTGGTGGACAAGCTGAAGCAATATCCAAAGAGGGATTAGGTCCATTAATACAGATGAAGAATCGTCTCGGCGATATATTTGAAGAAATAGGAGAAAAATTAATACCAATAGTAGTTAAATTAGGAGAAAAATTAATGGTATTTTTCAATGGCTTTAGCAATTTAGACTCTAAGACTCAAGAAATGATTATTGGAATAGCTTTATTAACTTCAACATTAGGACCATTATTAATAGTTTTAGGGAGTATTGCTATTGCAATAGCTGGAATTTCTGCTCCAGTATTAGCAACTGTTGCAGCAGTTACGGCTTTAGCGGCTGCTATTGTATTTATTACTGATAACTGGGAAGCATTAAAAGAACGATTTAGCGATATTAGCTGGTGGAAAAATGCTCTTATTGATATGCTTCAATTTTTTATAGACATTAATCCATTTAATGTTATAGTAGTAGCGTTTAATAAATTATTAACTTT